GGACGAAACCGGATTTATGGCTGAAGCCAGATCATCCGATTCGCAAAATCTACTAGACGAGAGTCAAGTAGAGGATGCTCGAACTATTAAAAATTCCTATGAATATTTAAAAGTTCGCCCTGATGATGTCTTTAAAGTAATGGCATCAGCAAGGTTGGCTGAATTGGAAGGGAAACCTCTTCCAATCATCCATGTCTGGACGGGCGATGTGAAAACATTGACCAGCAGACTTCCTGCAAAGACTCTTGGAGAGGCTTGGACAGGAACCTCGAGAGGTTTAGAATTCTCGAGGGTGGAAAGTCTCGATGTAAAACTACATGTGATTTTCCACCACACCCACTGGGGAAATAGAATTCTCCGTGGTTGTGCGGAAACAGAACCTCCTGAACGGAGGGCCTATTTCCAACATTTTAGAAAGCGAATAATCGCTTTTCTAAAAGGTAAGCCCGATCCAAACTGGCGTTCAGGATGGACGGAGCAAGTCTATGCTGATCCTGATGAAATCAGGTCAACAAGACAACGGGCCGAGCGTCTTTTACAGACACTCGTAGCCGTAGACGGGATATTTGTCCAGAGGTATCTGGCATATCCCGACGAGTATTGGGATTGGGAAAGATTCGATCTCTTTACTCTGGGGAATCTAGACATGTTACTATGTGATGAATTCCTCGATGGTGACTTGACGCCTTGGGCGTTAAAGAACATCATCACGAATTTCGCGGAATTGAAAAAGATGCGAAAATCGTTCAAGTTATCAGGCCATCTTGGCCGTCTAAACTTGATGCTTCAGAACTTGGAGAGTGATCTCGAGGTTCCTTGGCTTTCTCAGTACATAGGTCTTTACAAGGCCTGTTCTAGAGAATCGGGAGAAGAGTATGTTAGAAAACTAGCTATTCTCTCGCAGTCTCGCTGTTGTGGTACGCCACCCAGCTTGAATGTCTTGCTCGCAAAAATCCAGTTTGTGGAATGCGTAACAAGAAAACCAGAACCAATGAACGAGACCGTTCAAGCTCTGGTTTCGTCAACGATTGATGAGGTTATCTCACAAATTCCTGACTAAGCTCTAACCGGATTGCAGACCGCAGCCGCGATTAGAGTTACGACATCGGCTTGTTATGAACACACAGTCGATGATCGTGGGACTGCACAAGCGATAAATGATATCGTTTGGGAGTCTCAGCTCGGTCGAAAGGTCAGAATTCTTGACCTCGAAACGGGCATACTGTTACGACTCGCATCATGCGAGGAGTGTACAGTAGGAGAGTATATCTTCTGGAGATCATTAGAAGAAGTACTCGCCACTGATCTCAAAGAGCTTAAGAAATTGAAGCTCGTGATGATCAGGGACCCTGGGAAAGCTAGAACAGTTACCAAGGGCCGAGCTTGTTTGAAAATCGTCTTAGACGTAGTCAACAAGCTGACGGCGAAGCCTTTTGCAAAGGCATACCCGTCTTCCACATCCGGACTCGAAAAAGCGAATCACGGGTGGAATTTGTTTAAGTCCTTCTTTACGGGGGATCTTAAGCAAATGGTATTCCAAAGTGAAGCCACAGAGGAATTACCATTCCATGAGCGTCAGATTCTTCTGAACACTATATGGAAAACTGTTTTCGCACTCTCAACGGATTACGAAACAGCTACCGATTTATTCCGCCACGATATTGGTGGAGAAATCGGAGACAAACTTATGCTAAAAATTGGCATACCGTCTGTCTTACGTGGAATCGTAAACGCTACCTGTTTCGAACCACGCACGGTAGAATTCACCGCGTCAGGCGGTCTATCTAACGTTGGTAACACACTCAACGAGAAGGAGAATGTAGTTACTGTCGTAAATGGAATCATGATGGGTGACCCACTTACGAAGATCCTTTTACACACGATCAACATGTGTGTAAGGACTCTGGCAGAGAAAGTAATCGATCATAGATTTCTTTCTACTGCGTTTGCTAATGCGGCGGAAGTCAACCGCCACATAGCAGACCTCATTCTCGGGCCTAGACAGGCCTTTTGAATGAGACACCCCGGATGCGAGCTGGCAAGTTCACACAAAGGGATAAACTTTTCGGTGCCCCAGAGCGGGG